ATATTGAGGAACTCGATCGCAACGGCAAAGGGACCGGTGTTGATGATCTTGTTACCCGCCACGCCCGAGATGTCAAAAACATTGGTCACGCCATCAACGCTTGCTATTTCAGCAAAAATCGAATCAAGAATATTTTGCGCGCCGCGAGCGACTGATTGGGCGCGGCGAATTCGAAGCTCAATGTCTGTTTCAACATTTCGACCAGTGACGCCAGCGCTGATATTGGTCACAGCATCCCATCCGTTGATCGGCATATCAATACTATCAACACTGGCAGCCAAAATAATTATTGGGCCTGTCTCGCTTACATCAGCAAAAACGGTGACCCCTGGCGCTATAATCGCATCAGATAATGTGCTCATCTGTACACCAGTTGACGAGGCACTAACGATGGAGCCTTGCGGTACCAGCGTGCCTGGTGTGCCGGTTAGCGTTAATTCTACTCGCGTTGATGTTGCGCTGAGCCTTGTTATGCCGTTTAGCGTGACTAGTGACGACAGCGTCTCGCCGGTCGCAGCAGACGGATCAAATGCGTTATAGCTAAACTCGATAAGCTCCCATAAGTTAGCGTAGGACTCGGCTAACAGCCCGTTAATCTGGCCTTCTGGCGACTCCGGCGAGACGTTAATATTGTTGCCAAAAACCTGGCTCAACTGACTGTTAAGATCATCAAGGATGTCAGGCAGTCGCTTGCGCTCAAATCCTGTTGGTAACACGCCAAATGTCATATTGTGACCGCCGTTGGATTACTGACATTGATCAGCACTGTCTGGTTTGTGATGTCGCCAAACTCTGTTAACGCCGAAAATGCCACATCAAGCGCTCTGGTTGTCTCGTTATATTCCATACTAAATTCCGTTAATATTTCAACGCCGGGGGTCTGTAATATCTGCGCTTTTAATATCGATTCGATGTCGGCAAGGTCTGCGGGTTTAACAAAAATGCGATCAAAATATGGGACTCCAGCCTGAATATCTAAAAACCACTCGTTAGTATAAAACAGCAATCGAGTGCGAACATGCTGGACGACTTGCGCCGCATCAACGACGGTTAAAAAGCTGCCGTTTTGCAATATAAGGTCGTTATTAGCGCCCAGGGCACGGCTGATCATACGGGACCGCCTGATGTTCCGCTGCCTGTATCAACGCCGCTGTGCCTGTGTGTTGCCATCTCTAATCCTTGCACGGTCAAGCTGTTGTTAGCGACAACAGTCGGCGCTGTCGCTGTCCCGCTCACATTTAGCGTGCCGTTAATAGTTGTGTCTCCATTTAACGTTATCGACGGCGCATTGACAGTAACGTTAGCGCCGCTGGTGATGGTGATTTGGCCGGTCGCATCAATATTAATGGTTGCGTCGGCTAAGCTGACAACAGCATTGCTGCTATCGCTACGTAGCTGCGCATTAACCGCGTCATAATTTGGCACGACGTTAGGTAATGATGACAGCCCAACATGAGCTACCGCGTCCGATAGCGCATGAAAGCGCCGCGCTAGCGGGTCATTAATGCCGCCATTTGTATGCCAGTTATCAATTGATCGCTCGCAAAAAACGATCAGGCACTCATCATCAACAGCTACCGGAAATGTCAACGAAAAACCACCTCCTCGCGGGTAAATTATTGGCACATTAATAAGCACCGGCAAATCTGTCGGGCTTAAAATTTGAATCGTCTCGTCGCGCGTTATGAATACCCGGCGAATAGCAGGCTGCACAGTGGCCGTCTGCGTTGCAGCATCAAACGATACGATGATACCGGGCATCGACGTATGCAAGTCTTTTATTCGATTCTCTACGCCATCACGAATGACCGTGCTTAACGTTGCTAGCGATGGTGTTTGGTCTGCCATCGCTATGCAATTATCTGGTTTTGGGTTTGCAGCGGCGTCAACCCGCGAACGTTAGCAACCCAATCGCCCTGCCTGCTGTTGCCAACAAATTTCACTTCCTGAACTTTATAGATCCCTGATGCCTCTGACCTCATCCGCGTGCGCAAGAATAAATTGCCTTGCGCTGAATCTTGCGTGGTGGACTCAATCGTAAAGGCGCGGTTAGGCAGTAAGCGATGATTAAGCAATACGCGCACATCAACGCCGACCTCGGTTAGTACAGGCACATTAAGCAACCCTGTGTCGGCTGTTATCAGCACGGATTCATCGCCAGCAAGAAAAGAATTAACCGGCGAGATAACTACCTCCTCGTCCTGGATGCTCCAGTTAAAACCCAGCTCACGCGCCAGCTCATCCAAGACCATTGATGTCTTGCCCGACAGAGTTTGCCCTCGCAAGCGGCTTGCCGTATCTGGCACGCCCTCAACGGGGCCAACGGTTAGATTTGCAAAAGTAGCTAGCAGCGTATCAATAACTTCTCTAGTAGTAATCGACGCGCTAAACGTTGTGTTGATATTGGCATTATCCCAGTCTCTTTGACCGTCACCGGCATAGATTAGCGATATTCTGTCCGGCCCCGCTTTGTAGTGATAGACGTTTCTAATTTCGCCCACGAACAGTAGGTTCGTGTCGCCCTCATAGCCAGCGTTTAATAAAATGCGCGTGCCATTTCGTTGCAGCGCTGCGCGGGTGTCGATGTTAGCATTGTAAATTATTATTTTTGCTAGATTAGGATAGCTAATCAGGCTTTTAGTGATCTCAAAATTAATGCGTAAGTCTGTTATGCGTCGGGTGTCGCCATCGACCGGCTGAATGATTAGCTCATAGCGCCTTGTAAATTGCCTAGGCACTTATGTCCGCCATCTCGTCCTCTGTCAATACTGCAATCACAACATCGGTGCCGAGATTGTCAAATCTCGCATCTTGATTGCTGTCATTAACATTGATTGCAAACAGATTGCTTATGCCTATGTCAACATGGCCAAGCAAGTTTGCGCCACCAACCAGCACTACACCGTTAATTATTGGCGCGTTCTGCGCCGTGCTTATGCTGAGCGAGTATGCTCCAATGCGTGTATTAAATATCACACGGAACAAATAACGCACACCATCAATGATGGTTGATAGGCGTTGCTCAGAGCTGGAGGTGACCGGCAACAAAATCATAGCAATGATCCGCCAAGCCTGACCAATCCCTGCAAAAAAGACCTGTTCTGTGCTGGCGTCGGTGTTATAACCTCCTGTCTGCCAATTTCCTCGGCCTCGCTTGCCAGTTGCCGTGATAGTAAATCTATCTGCTCAGCGCTCAATGTTGTTGTCATGGACTCTGTAATTAAAATCTCATCCAACACTATACGCATCAACACAATACGCGAGCTGTCTTTGTCCTGGTCTACTGACAAAGAGACGATCATCATGTTGCTATACTCAACAAGCCCAGTTTGCACAGTGACGATGACGCGCTCAGTCTGCAAATCTCTAATGTTGATATAAGCTTGCTGGCTGCGGGTTAAGTTTTCGTTTGTTGATGAGCCAAACAATCCAGTGGTAGAATCTCTAAGCTGCGAAAACGCCGCGCCGCCTAAAGGGTTGTCACTGACTTGAGCAATAATTGCGTGATCGTTTATTTCGCGCCCAGACTCAACAGGGTTACGCGTTATCGTCATCGTGTTACTGTGACCCTCATTCAGGATCGCATCAAGCCTGATGTTCTCTGGGCCACGGCTGCTAGCCGTTATGAAGTTTCTACGCCTGCGTATGAATAAATTCTCGAACATTTTATTGGTCGACAGCCGTGATTAAATCTTGCGCGGTCTGTTGCAACTGGTTAGATGTCTCTAGCGCTATTTGCTCAGCAGTGTCGGAGCCGCCATAAATATTGATGTCTACTTTTTCAATAACAGCCCTGGGTTGACCTCCTGCCAGCGCAGGAGCTTTCTTGTCATCGCCCCCGCCAAAACTCGGAAAGAATGAGGCCGCTTTATCGAAACCATCACTAAAAAACCGGCCAATAGAGTCCAACTCATCGTCTATTCCTATCGCCTTATTTGCTCTGACGACGATTGAGCTGGCCGCAGGAATTAAATCCTTCACCACATCCTTCATTACCGCCGGTATTTCTTTTAGTGTTTCAATAAATCCTTCAAGCGTGAATTCGGTTATCAGCTCTATAATTTCTTGCCAGCCTGTTAATATCAGTCCAAGGGTGGAATTGATAGCATTAAAAACTACTGCAATAGCCTCAATTTCCGTTTTTAATGTCGGGAACTGTTTGATCATTGCGCCGATAAAGCTGTCGCCACCCTCAGCGAATACCTTGGCGTCCTCCAAAAACAGAACCAACAACAGCACCGCCGCCGCAATCAATAGCGGTATGCCCGCAATCACTGCCAGCCATGTCGCCGTGATGATAGTAACAACCTTAATCACCTTGCCGATTTTCTCTATCAGCATTGGCAAATCTTGAGAAATAATTTCGCGGTTAGCTTTAAACCAGTCTGTAAATGTCTCGACCATGCTTGTCATAGCTGGTGCAAGTGCTCGCGAAACCTCGCGACCAAGCGATTTTATGACAGCAAATAAATCTGTTAGAGATTCCTGAAATTCAATTGCAATCGCTGAATCTTCGCCGGTTGTAACTCCAAGCGCTTGCGCCTCCTTTTGCAGAGCACGAATGGCTGCGGGGCCTTTTTGTAGCAAGCGCAGGGATGATGATAAGCCCAACTTTTGGGCAAACTCAATCTGTCGCTGATTTGAAATCCCTTGAAACGCGGCGGAAATCTCAAGGAACAGCGAGCTGGTGTCTTTTAGCTGCCCGTTTGTGCTGGCAACGGATATGCCTAGCAAACTAAGCGGCTCTATACCCCCGCCAACACCACGAAACGCCTGGCTTGCTGTCGATGCTAACGCACCAAGAACACCGCCCATTGCATCGGCTGCGCCGCCTGATCGCTTTAGCGCGAAATCAAGTGATGCTAGCGTCTCAACACTAACACCGATCTCATCGGATAGCCTGCCTTGCTCAGCGCTGGCGCTAGTTGACGCAACAACAAAGGTCGTTAGCGCCGCCGCACTGGCTACAGCCACCGTGGCCAACTGCTTCATCAGACCAGTGACGGCATTGATGTCTTTTTTAAATGACTTTAATTCTTTGTCATTGTAGTCGTAACCTAACTCAACGAGCAGCGAATCAATAATCATTTTTTAAGGCTCATTTTGAAGTCTATTATTTCATGCATAAGAGATAAATCATAAATGGAATAAGTGCCGTCTTGCAGCTCTTTTAGCGTACACATCGGCGGCTCGATAATTAATGGCCGATGCATGTACGCATTAATGTTTGGATATATTCGCGGGTCTATCGTTACTGATTTAGCGCCGCCAGCGCCCGCTGTGCTAACTGGCCGCTCATTAAACCTGAGTAATTAGCCTTAACAACAAATAAGAACAGACGATAAGCGTCGGCAAGGCTATCGCCAGAAAAATGCTGAGTAAAACCACTGTCGGATATTTTCTCTCCATTACGGCTTGCTCCAATAACGCAGTCCTTCATTAGGGAGACTAATTCCTCTGGCGATACATTATTAAATACAGCGCTCAGAGCATCGCCAATCGCAGCGATCTCATCGCCTCCATCGCTCTGCTTGTCCGATACCAGCATCGTTACGGCCGTGCCAAATGCTTTGACCAATCTAAATTTGATTAGCATCGCTTTTTCAGGGGGCCACTGCGTGCAAGAATATTCTACATCGCTAATCGTCGTTGTTTTTGTCTCGCAAGCCATTAGCTGCCACCGTGAAGCATGTCTAACCGCTCGACAATGATTTCCCACGCCTGACTATTGGCGTTTTGCCCGCGAATAATCGGTGATGGCCTTGGAATATATCCCTGCGTACCGCTCACCAAATCAAGGTTTCGCGTGTCTTTAAATTGCACAAAGACGGGAACAAAAAAACCGTTTTCTTGCGTCGTTATTAATCCGCTTAAAAATGTGTTCGCCCCTGACGATTGCATCAGGTTGAACGCAATCCGACCAGATCTGTCTGCGCTGATTGAAATAGTCATTTGTCCGTCTGTACCAATTTTATGCGCGGTGGAATCGTTAATACGCTCCATCGTAATGGTGTCGTCGGACAGCTCACCAAAGCCGCCAATATCGACGCCATTCACGAGCAAGACGGTGTTTAAAAAACTGTACTGTCTCATTATTTATAAGCTCCGGTTATCTTTCAAAAATGCCGTTGATGGTGACGTTGTGGATAGCTCCAGCGCCCAGGGCGATAAAACTAAGCCCTGGGTAAATTCTGGCATCAACGCTACTCTGGTCTACGTCATCAACGGGAATAGTCGTTGTCCGGTAGCCGTTCTCAAGGAATACGCCATCTTGAGTTTCGCCAGCGGCTAGTAAACCATTCAATACAGCGGCGTCTAACGCTCTGATCACCTGCTGCTCAAGTGCGGCAACACCGGCATCGGTGTACGGCACTTTAGTCGGGCGAGTTAGCAAGTAACCAAATACGTTTGTCTGTATTGCGTCTGTCAACCAATCAAGGCCGTGGGTCTCGTCAAAGAACGTACCGTTAGCCATAAAGGATTCGGCAAACATGTCACTACTGCCCACCTCAATTAATGCGTTTGCACTTTTACCATCAAGCACCGCCTTTTGGTTTTGCGTTAAATCCTCAACCGTAATGGTCGGCATCTGCTTAAATTTAAGCGTGATTGTCGAATCAGGCTGATCGAAATTGACTGTAAAGGCGCGGCCTAAAATGCTGGCAGACGGATATTGATTTGGGAAATTGCTGAACGTTGTCA